CTACAGCGTCAACGATATCAGAGCCCTGGAAGATCTGCCCGACGTGGAGGGCGGGGACGAGCGGGAGGCCTCGCTCAACTACGTGCCCCTGTCCCAGTGGGCGGAGCTGTCCACCAAGAGGGCGGAAAACTACAGGAAAACATCACCGGGAGGTGAAGACGATTGAGAGTGAGACTCAACGGCGAAGTTGTCGCCGACGGGGACAAGTGGCTGTACGACTTTTTTGAAGTTCCGGCCTTTTCCCCGCAGACGGTGCGGGACGCCATCGATCAGACCCCCGAGGGGGAGGAGTTGACCCTGGAGATCAACTCCGGCGGCGGGTCCGTCTTTGCGGGCTTTGAGATGTACTCCGTCCTGCGCGCCGCCCAGCGGCGGACCGTGGCGGAGGTCCAGAGCCTGGCGGGGTCTGCGGCCAGCGTGGTCATGACCGGCTGCGACGAGGTCACCGCCTCGCCGGTGGCCCAGGTGATGATCCACCTGCCCAGCACTGCCACCTACGGGGACCGGTACGACCACCAGGACAGCATCGGCGTCCTGGACAGCGTGACGGACTCAATCCTTAACGCCTATGTGGTCAAGGCCGGGGCAAAGTCCACCCGGGCGGAGCTCCGGGGGCTGATGAAGGCCTCCACCTGGCTCACCGCCCCGGAGGCCAGAGGCCTGGGGCTGGTGGACCGGATCCTGGGCGAGGAGGACGTGGATCCCGCCGCCGTGCTCAACGCCTGCGGCGGAGGCCGGGGCATCCGGGCCATGGCGGCAAGGCCAGCCACGGATTACGGCTCCCTGCTGGACCGGTACCGGACCCTCATGGATGAGGGGAAGGCACCGGAGAGGCCGGAGCTGCGGGAGCGCAGCGGGAAGGCGGAGGACGCTGCGGAGGCGCATCGGGAGGCGCATCGGGAGGCCATTGTGCTGACGTGTAACGTCAAGGACACGGAGGCGGCCAAGGAAGCGTTGGAGCAGGTCATCAACAGAAAACCTGCAGTGATCGTCCCCGAAGGCGTTACCATCCGCGAGACCGGACCCTCAGACATATTTGCCGAAGCTCTGGCTGTGCTGGAGCTTGAGAAAACCAGATTTGGAGGTATGTAACATGAATCTGACCACCAGACAGAAGTACATGGACGCCATGAACCGGAGGGCGGACCTGCTGGCCAAGGCCGACGAGGCCGCCTCCGCCGGCAACGTGGAGGCCCTGAAGGACTTTACCGCCCAGGCGGCGGCCATCAACCCCGAGATCGAGGGCTATCAGGCCCTGATGGAGCAGGAGGCCCGGTTTGCCCAGGCGGAGCCCGTGCGGCACGACCCCGAGGCCCGGGACCGGGCGGAGGCCAGAGTGGAAGCCCTGCGCCGGGGCGACCCCATCACCTTTGACGCCGGGGAGGTCCTGGCGGGCATGGGCGTCCGCAACTCCACCACCCTGGCCACCGGCTCCCTGATCGAGCCCACCCGGCAGGGTACCTCCATCACCGACACCAAGGGGACCATGTCCTCCATCATCGACATGGTCAGCGTCATGGACCTGACCGGGGCCGCCCAGTACCGGGAAACCTACCTCAAGACCGAGCTGACCGCCTACACCGGCAAGGTGGAGACCCTGGCGGGCACCGCCCGGACCGCCTCCGACCCTGCTTTCGGCATCGTGGGCTTTGGCCCCTGGGAGGCCAACGTCACCAGCTTTGTGGACCGCAACCTCTCCCGGCTGAGCCCCGTGGCCTACGAGGAGAAGATCCGGTCCCTTGCCATGCGGGCCCTGCGCCGGGCGGTGGTGGACAAGATCTATCACGGCGACGGCCAGCTCACCGGCAACAAGATGTACGGCATCCTCACCGCTGTGGACGAGGCGGCGGCCTCCATGACCGTGGCCGTCTCTAACCTGACCATCGAGGCGGGCTTTCTGGATAAGCTGGTCTTTTCCCTGGGCACCGACGACGAGGTCCTGGGCACCGCCCGGCTGTTTCTCACCAAGGCCCAGCTGCAGGCCATCGGCGCTCTGCGGAACCAGGACGACAAGAGAATCTACGAGATCGTCCCCGATCCCGCCAACCCCAACACCGGCCGGATCAGCGAGGGCGGCCTGATCGTCCCCTACTGCCTGGCCTCCAACCTGGCCAGCGACGGCAAGATGATCTACGGCCAGCCGGCGGCCTACACCCTGGGCCTCTTCGGCTCCTACAGCATCCGGCTGGACGAGAGCGTCAAGGCCGTGGAGCGCATGAACGCCATCCTGGGCGACGTCTTCATCGGCGGCAACGTCATGACCCCCGGCGGCTTTGCCGTAGGCACCATCGGAGACTGAGCCAATGAACATCACTCTGGAGGAGGTCAAGACCTATTGCCGCATTGACGGGGATCTGGAGGACGGCCTCCTCCGGAGTCTCCTCCAGGCGGCGAAGGACTACCTGGCGGGGGCCGGCATCGACGAGCCGGAGGACGACGTGCCTCTCTACGGCCTGACGGTCAAGGCTCTGGTGCTGGACTACTACGACCGGCGGGGGCTGACCCAGCGGCCGGACCCCCATGAGGTGCCCGGCGTCAGGAACGCCATCAACCAGCTGAAGCTGAGAGCCGAGGCGGAAAGGAGCGCGGCCTATGACCTGCAACATCAATCTGGCCTCGGATCTGCGGCACCGGGGGCTCATCAAGCGGATGGCTGACGGAGCCGAGCGGGACGAGCTGGGACAGATCCCCGTGGTGGAGGAGACGGTGTGCTCCGTGTGGTGCGCCGTCATCCCCCAGACCGGGAGCCTCCTCAACGGGAGGCCCGGCGAGACGGAGCTGGCAAGAACCACCCATAAGATCTGCATTCGGTACCGGGACGGGATCACAGAGGACATGTGGGTGGAGGTGTACGGCGTCAAGTACGACATCCTGTACATCCTCGATCCCTACGCCAACCACGTCATCCTGGAGCTCTTCTGCGAGCGCCGGGATGAGCGGGAGGCGGTGACCGGCAATGGCTGACGGCCTGGACACCAGGCAGCTGGCCCAGCTGGCCAGGGACCTGGAGACCATCGCCCAGGACTACCCGGACCGGGCAAAGAAGCACCTGCAGACAGAGGGCAACAAGGTCAAGAAGCGGCTGTACGCCGAGACCAAGGCGTCCACGAAGAAGCACACCGGGAACCTGCTCAAAGGCATCCGGCGGGGCGGGGTCAAAAAGCGGGACGGGGACATGGAGGTCACCGTCACCAGCAAGGCCCCACACGCCCACCTCATCGAGGAGGGCCATGAGCAGTACGCTCCCGTCCCGGGCAAGGGGCGGAAGTACCAGCGGAAGACCGGGAAGCGGGTGGCCGGACGGTTTCCCGCCGAGCACACCGTGGAGGCCATGGGGCCGGAGCTGGAGCAGGACGCCTCGAAGCTGGTGGATGAGGTGCTCAGACGAGGGGGGATCACATGATCGGACTGACAGAGGTCATCGCGGCGGTGTCCGGGATGCTGGAGGAGCTTTTCGGGGCTCCGCCGGCCACCAAGGACCGGGTGGAGGGCATCCCCCGGCCCTTTACCCGCCTGACCCCCTACGACACCACCCTGGAGAGGGACGGGTCCCTGCGGCACGAGGTCTATTATCTGGAGATCGTGCGCTACGGGGAGTCCTCGGCCAAGGGGTGGCTGCAGCTGCTCCGGGACCACAAGGCCCTGACGGCGGCCCTGGAGGGACCCATCCTGGTGACGGAGGGCTTCCACGTCCTGCCCGACGACATCGACTTTGACCTGGACCGGGACACCATGACCCTGACGGCCACCTTTGCCGTCGAGATGTGGCAGGAGGTGCCGCCCGGGGAGGACGAGAACCTCAACCTCATGGATACGCTGGACATCAACAAAGAGCGGGCTGTGGAGCCCGACGACTGAAAGGAGTGATTTGCTTGGGACTGCCTGAGATCACTGTGACATTTAAGCAGCTGGCGGAGACGGCCAGCCGGCGGTCTGCGGGAGGGTATCTGTGCATCCTCCTGCGGGACACCACGAGCGGGGTGACCTGGACCGTCAAGCATTACAAGTGGCTGGAGGAGGTCAAGGCCTCCGATTACTCCGAGGCCAACTATAAGATTCTGGCCCGGGCCTTTACCGCCGGGCCCACCCGGGTCACCGTGGTGCGGCTGGGGGCCAGCGGCACCGTGGCGGACGCCGCGCCCCTGCTCAAGGGGGTGGCCTTTAACTGGATCTGCGCCCCCTACGCCAACATGCAGGAGGACCTGGCGGACTACGTCAAGGAGATCGACACGCCCCAGCGGGTGCGGAAGGCCAAGGCCCTGGTGTACAGCCAGGCCGCCGACGACATCCATGTGGTGAGCCTGTGCAACCCCACCGTCACCCTGGCGGGGGCCTCCGCCACCACGCCCATGGTGGAGTACCTGCCCAGGATCGGCGGCATTCTGGCGGCCTGCCCCATGGACCGGAGCGTCACCAACTACGCCCTGGACGACCTGGAGGCCGTGGCGGATTACACCGTCTCCGGCTCCGCCGTGGACCCCGGGGACGCCGTGGACCAGGGGCAGATGGCTCTGTATCTGGACGACGACGTGATCCGCATCGCCCGGGGCGTCACCACCCTGCAGACCGTCAGCGGCGACCTCACCGAGGATATGAAGAAGATCGCTGTTGTGGAGGCGATGGATCTCATCCAGGAGGATCTGATCCGGGCCTTCAAGAGCAACTACCAGTCCAAGTGCCGGAACTCCGCCGACCATCAGGCCCTGTATGTCGGGGACGCCCTGAACTATCTGCGCCTGCTGGAGGCCGAGGGCATCCTGGAGGCGGATTACTCCAGGGTGGACATCGACGTGGACGCCATGCGGACGGCCTGGGAGGCCGAGGGAAAGTCCATGGCAGACCAGGACGACGGATATGTGCGGAAAAAGACCTACAAGAGCTACGTCTTTGTGACCGCCGTCATGCGCATCCAGGACGCCATGGAGGACCTGCGCATGACCGTCTATCTGGGCTGAGGAGGTGTGACCAATGGCGAGAAGCAACATCAACAACAGGATCATCCGGGGCTCCTTCTGCAGCGTCTGGCTGAACAACGAGAAGCTGGCGGAAGCCAAGAAGGTGGAGGCCAAGGCCACCGTCAACACCGAGGAGCTGGACATCAACGGCCAGCTGGCCAAGGAGTACCGCTATATGGGCTGGTCCGGCTCCGGCACCCTGGAGCTCCACAAGGTCAACTCCCGCATCGCCCGGCTCTACGCCGAGGGGGCCAAGTCCGGCCAGCTGCCGGAGATCAAGCTGGACGTGGTGGTCACCGACCCCGACGTCAGCGGGTCCCAGCGGTGCGTGCTGTACGGGGTCATTTTCGACGAGTTTGACCTGGGAAGCTGGGAGAACGGGGCCGTGCTCAGCGAGTCCGTGCCCTTTAAGTTTGCGGACTACGAGTTTATCGAGATGATCGAGGGGTGAGGGCATGAGTGAGATTCCTGCCGTCAGCTACAGCCGGGAGGCGACGCTGGCGAAGCTGCTGGCCCTCAAGGAGAGGCCCAGGCGGGAGACCGAGACGGTCCATGTGCCGGGCATCGACGCCGACCTGGAGCTGCGGAAGCTGCCCCTGGCGGAGTACATGGAGCTGGACAACCGACTGGCGGAGACCGACGCCGGGAGCCCGGAGTTTATCCGGGCCCTGGCGGAGAAGATCTACGCCTTCATCCCTCTCCTCCATGAGCAGCAGCTCCAGGAGGCCTATGACTGCAGGGTCCCCTCGGACATCGTGAGCAAGCTCCTGCAGGACGATCTGGGAGACTGGACCTTCCTGGGGGCCGCCATCAACCGAATGTACGGCCTGGGCCGGGAGGACGGCGGGGGCGAGACGCCCCAGCAGACCGTAAAAAACTAATTAAGGGCGATGCGGAGCTGTCCGTCATCGCCCACTATCTCAATCTCGGACACTCCCTGCCCTCCCTGCTGGCTCTCACGCCGCTGGAGATGATGTTTTTTGCGGCGGCGTGGGAGCTGGAGGAGGAACGAAAAGCCAAAGCATGGGAGGCGGTAGCAAGTGGCTGACAGAAACGTCAATATCCTGCTGAAGCTGCAGGACCAGTTTACAAGGCCGATGCGGGAGGCCGGGGTCATCACCCGGGACCAGGAAAAGGCCATGCGGTCGGTCTCCCAGTCTGTGGTGGGCTTTAGCCGGAACGTGCGGTCCGGGGTCGTCTCCGCCATAAAACACATGGCCCAGTTTGGTGCCGCGGCCGGAGCGGCGGCGGCTGCGCTGACTACAGCGGCGGTGAAGCAGTACGCAGACTATGAGCAGCTGACGGGCGGCATCCAGACACTGTATGAGGATCTGTCCTGGGATGTGCAGGAGTACGCCAGCAACGCCTATAAGACCGCCGGGCTCTCCGCCAACGAGTACATGGAGACCGCCATGGGCTTTTCCGCATCCCTGCGGAGCTCACTCATGGCCTCCGAGGGCAATATCCGCCACATGGCGGAATATACGGACATGGCGATCACAGACATGTCCGACAACGCCAACAAGTTCGGCACCTCCATGGAGTCCATCCAGAACGCATACCAGGGGTTTGCCAAGCAGAACTATACAATGCTGGACAACCTGAAGCTTGGCTACGGCGGCACCAAGGAGGAGATGCAGCGCCTGCTCTCCGATGCGGGGAAGCTTACCGGGCTCAAGTACGACATCTCAAACTTTTCGGACATCGTCCAGGCTATCCACGTCATCCAGGGGGAGATCGGGGTCACCGGGACCACGGCCAAGGAGGCCGCCTCCACCATCTCCGGGTCCATCGGGATGACGAAAGCCGCCTGGTCCAACCTGCTGGTGGGAATGGCTGACCCGGAGGCGGACATCGACAAGCTGGTGGACGACCTGGTCAGCTCCGCCGGCACCGTGGTGACCAACCTGGCTCCCGTGGTCCGGCGGACCCTGGTGAGCCTGGGCAAAACGGCCAAGGCCATGCTTCCGGCCCTGGCCGAAGAGACGGGGAAGCTCCTGCGGGAGCTTCTGCCGCCCCAGGCGCTGAAGGCCGTGGAGCAGATCCGGGACGGGGTCCAGAAGGCCTGGGCCATGATCAAGCCCGTCATCAGCTTCGCCGCCCAGCACGCCTCCACCCTGATCCCCGTGATCCTGGGGGTGGTGGGGGCCATCTCCGCCGTGTCTGTCGTGGCGGATGTAGCCAACAAGGTCCACCAGTTGCGTACCGCGTTCAAGGACATCAAAGAAGCCGCCAGCGGCGTGCATGATATGCTCGAAAAGCTGAAAATTAAAGGCTTTAATCCGACCATCCTCATCATCGGGGCGGTCATTGCCGCCGGGGTGCTGCTGTATAAGCACTGGGATGTCATCAAGCCCAAATTGGTGGCTCTGAAGGACAAATTTGTCACGGTGTTCAACACGGTCCGGGACGTGGTGACGGGGGCCTTCA